GCATACGGGGGCTGTCCATTCATCGCTCAATGTTCTACTGCAACGTCCGCTTTTCACCTGAACAAGTCACTCACCGTCAACCCTGCAACCACCGAGGATTCCATGCCCGCCGATAACACCCCGTCTAACGTGATGGACGCTCTCAACCGCTTCAAGTCCCGCGCCGCCCCCGCCCCCGTTGCCGCCCCCCCGATTGACCCGGAAGCCGACGATCTTTTGGATATGGATAGTCGTATGATTCCGGGTACTTCCGTCAAGCCCCCGATGATCCGTCAATCCATCCCTGCCGCTGATCCCACCCCGTCACCGGTAATCGCCCCCGCCGGGAAATCGATTTCCGCGCCCGCTACCCCGTCCACCCCCACCCCTGTACAGGTAAAGATGCCTACCACCCCTGCTTCCAGCCCCACCCCGCCGCCTCTGGTTCTGTTCATCAACTGCTGGCCCGATGAAGGAATCGCAGATATGAACGCCGTGCTTGCCCCGTATCGGCTGCGCGTAGCTGAATCCGCGAAGGTTCCTCATTGGGGGCTTGTGGACTACGGCAAGGGCGCGTTCATGGTTGCTGCGCTGGTTGATACCGCCGTCGCAACCGGCCAGATCGGGGGGGATCTGTACATGAACATGGACGAACCGGGCATGAAGGAGGTTTTTCAGGTTCTCTCTCACCGCGCTACCCGCATCATCCGGGGAACCCGGTAACCCACCCGCCGATCCCCCGTTAGCCGTCGCCGTCCAGCCCTTGATGCTCGGACGGCGCTTCCTTTTTTGGGCCAGGGCCACCGGGCGATATTCAGAAAATAATACCTTGCGCGGTTCCAGGGAACATACTACATAGAAGATACGGTATGGAACCGGACACCGAACAAACGAGGTTACCGTGTCAGACTTCTCTGGAATCAGCAACGTCAGAATCCACGCGAACAAGAACACCTACATTCAGCCCGGTACGCACGTTGTCCGGGTGAACAGCATCACGACGGGGGTATCCAACTCCACCGGCAAGCTCTACGTCGCGGTAGATACAGAGATCATGGAGACTACCAGCCAGAACGAGGATCATCAGCCGGGTTGCGACGTATCCGTTCTGATGAACCAGAATCTCTCTTTTCTCCCCAACATCAAGATGCTGGCAAAGGCGCTTCTGGAATCCTCTACCGGCGTTGATCTGAAGGACGAGGATATCACCGAAAAGGCAATCACCGTCGTTTTGGGGGAGCGTGATCCCAACACCCCCCGGCTGGTATCAAAGGCGGCGCAGGGTATCATGCTGCGGATCGTCGCCACGGAAGTAACGTCAAAGGCGGGCAAGAACTACACCCGCGTTCAGTTTTATACCTATCGGGAGTAAGGTAGGTATGGAGTAACCCGACTGGTGTTCCGCAAGGATTAGGGGTTCGATTCCTCTATCGGGTATCACAAGGGGACAAAATGCCTACAGTGTTCGATTTTGAGACGACGGTAGAGAACGACGGGGTGATCCCTAAAGCGATCTGTTGCGCGATTCAACAAGATCACCGGGCGGCGACCCTGATGCTTCCGATTGACGCGATCCACGCCCTGCAACGTGCAATCAGGGCGGGTGACGTACTGATCGCGCATCATGCCCCGTTTGATATCGCCGTGCTGCTGAAGTCCGCTGCTGCGCTGCTTCCAGCCCGTGACGCGGGTATCTTGCGGGATGAAGTATGGACGCACCTGAACAACGGGCTGATAAGCTGCACCCGTGTACGTTCCCTGCTGATCAGTATCGGGGATGGTTCCATACAGGATATCCGCCCGGTTTCCCACGCCCTTGATGCAGTCGTGATGCGGCTCCTCGGTTCGGATATCAGCGGTGGTAAGAAGGGGCCGGATTCCTGGCGGTTGCGCTACGGGGAGTTGGACGGGGTTCCCCTCGATGAATACCCCGCTGAAGCCCGCGAATACCCTCTCTCAGACGCTTCCGTGACGATGAAGGTTTGGCGTGAGCAGGCGCGGGTAGGGGGCTTACCGGTTGAGGCGCACGGGCTTTTGCGGGATGAAGCGTCACAAGTCCGGGCTGCATGGTGCCTCTACCTGATGAGTATGAACGGGATCTGTGCAGACGGGGAAGCGGTTGAGCGGTTAGCCAAAACCGTAGATCAAGAGCTTGCCCGTTCCGAGCATATTGAGCGTGCTGCGGGCTTACTGGTAATCGGCGGAACGAAAAACGCCCCCCGTGAAACCCGCCCAAAAGCCCCTATGCAAGCCCGTGTCGCCGCCGCTTACGCAAAAATGGGTCTTGACGTACCACTTACCGACAAGGGGGCTGTATCCACGTCTGCTGAAACGCTGGAAGGTGTAACTGAAGCGGCTGACCCGGTTCTGTATCAACTGGCGCAGATCGGGACGGTGTACGGGACGGTTTCTAAAACCTTTCTTCCCGCGTTACGTTCGGCGGTTACGGCCCCTGTTCACCCGCGTTGGTCGGTTTTGGTAGCATCTGGGCGTGTTTCTTGCGCTAACCCTAACCTCACGAATCAACCCCGGCTTGAGGGTGTCCGTGAGTGCTGGATTCCGCAACCGGGCGCGACCTTCATTGAAGCGGACTACAGTTTCATTGAACTATGCACGCTGGCACAAGTCTGTATCGACTTTTTCGGCTTCTCCAAGCTGGCGGATTCCATCAACGCTATGCTTGATCCTCATCTGGTTACAGCAGCGGGCTTACTGCGGATCTCCTATGAGGAAGCGCGTTCCCGGCTGGTAAACAAAGACCCCGTGGTGAAAAAGGCCCGTCAAACCGCAAAAGCCATCAACTTCGGCTTACCGGGCGGGATGGGTGCCGCGTCTTTTGCTCAATATGCTATGTCCTCTGGCGTAGATATGGGCGATTCCCCTGTAGAACTGGCTAATACCTATAAGGAAGTTTGGCTGGAAACTTACCCGGAGATGCGCCTGTATCTCAAAAAGGCGGGGGTACTGGCAAAGGGATCGCGTATTGAGCAGGTTAGAAGCGGGCGTATCCGTAGCGCATCAGACGGGGGCCGATACAGCGCCTATGCTAATACGTTCTTCCAGGGGCTTGCAGCAGACGGGATGAAGCGTGCATTGTGGTACGTCACGATGGAGATGTATACGGGACGCTCTCCTTTATGGACGCAACCCAGACTATCACCCCTTGCCCGGAGTAGAATGGTGGCCGCTATTCACGACGAATTGCTTGCGGAATCCCCTACCGATAAAGCCCCGGAAGCGGCTGAACGGCTGGGCGTCCTGATGGTTGCGGGGATGAGAGAGTACACCCCGGATGTTCGGATCGCGGCTGAACCGCTGATAATGAATCGGTGGTATAAAGCCGCCGAACCTATCCGGGTGAATGGTCGGCTTGTACCCTGGGAACCACGATGATCCCCCCTCTGGTAGCGCAAGGTAGGGCGTTAGAGGCGCAAGCCCTGGAGCAGATCGGGGTCGCATGGACGGACTATATGCAGCGGGAAGCCGCCCGTAAAACCGCCCCAAAAGAGATCCGTGACGCGCTGGCAAGAGCAGACGGGCTTTACTGGAAGTGGTTGCTTGAACCGAAACAGCAACAGATACTTGCCCGTGTAAGCGGCTATTGGTCGCAACGGGTGGGCTTGTCCCCCGATGATGCGCGGACGTTGGTTCTGGTAGCGGCTCACCGGGCGCTGTTGCGGTGGGATGCTGCAAGAGGCGCGTTTGTGACCGTATTGAGATGGTGGGCGCGGGCTACACTCGGTCGCGGTAGAGCCGATGAACGGGGCTTGTCCGGGGGCCGTGGAGCAGCTACTTGTGGGCGCGATCCTACACGCGGTCTGATCGTGCAAGATACGGTCGGTATCGGCACCACGACGCCCGCGATAGAACGCCGCCCCGCCGATGATACCCCCGCCGATGTTGCCCTGTGCCTGATGGAATACGTCCGGCACGCTTCCCCCGCTGAGGTAGCCCTGCTGAACCTGCTTACGTCCGGGGCGGGGCTGAAGGAAGTAGCACAAGCCCTGAATATCTCCATACCCGCCGCAAGGGTGAAGATCGCCCGTCTGGAAAAGACGATCCGCGCCGCTATAACCTGATCGGATCGGGTATTAGTTGCTCTGAATACCTTGCCGATCCTACCAGCACGGGCTATATAAGGCAAGCAAGAGGAGATTCAATGCCAACCCGCCCGCCCCGCTCTACTACCCCGGAATACGGCCCCTGTCGGCTTTGTGGTGAGTCCTTCCTGATGTACGTCCCCGGTAGAAGGGGCCGCGTAGCTGACTTTTGCTCTGTTGCTTGCCGGAAGCTGTCGGCGGCAATCGACTATGTAGAGGAACACGCTGCATCAATGGACGGACGCCCAAAAGCCGACGATATCCGTGATCGGCTTGGCAATTGCATAGACGCCGGGAAATCGATTTCCGTGGTAATCGCCGTGGAAGAATGGTCGGGGCAATCTACCGTTTCGGACGATCAGCCTGATGCAGCTTGATCGCAGCGTGCCAACTCTGTAAAAACCGCAGAGAAGCCGCTACGCCCCGTTCCCGTTCTATATTGAGCGACGTGAGGTAGGCGGTCAACGCGGGCATCAATCCCAACGGGGGCTGCTCTACCGGGGAGGTGAACACGACGGGGGCCGGATCAGCCTGATAGAAGTCAAGGGGCGGCATGGTGGGTCTCCTGTTGGATAGCGGGTGATTGACCGTGAACAAGGGAAGCGCCAGATTGCAGGATATCCGTTAGCCGTTCACCCGATAGCCACGCCGCCGTGAGGATAAGGCATAGGGCTGGTAGCGCAAGAAACGCCGCACGCCCCTTCCAATCGGACGAGATAAAAGCATCAGCCAGCTTGCCCTGTAAACTACCAGCAAGCGCCGCAGTTGACGTAGTGCGGATCTCGGCAACCGTTAGCCGGATCTCCTGCATCACAAGGGCATTTTCAGCATGTTGGGCGGCAACGGCTGTTTGGGAAGCGCGTACTTCTGCTGATAGATCCCGCAACGCAATAGCCAACGTATCCGCCCGTAAAGCGGCAAGCTCCTCCAAAATGCGGTTTTGGTCGTCCTCCATTTACACCCCCTCCAACAGTGTATAGGTGAAGCGGGAACCAGCGCCGGATGAAACTTGCGCGCGACACAGGGCCAAAAACTCCTCAAAACCCGCGTTGGTGGCGAACACTTGACAGCCCGCGCTCCATTTATCTACTACCGAAGATGAAGTACCTGCGCGGTGAATATTGATACCGAACGTACCGGTTTCGCTATCCAGCCCGATATCAATCAGGGCATCCCGGTTGCTATCGCGCCACACGGTTACGGGGGAATCCTGCACTAACGCCGGGTGAACCCCCTTATGCAGCCCGATCCGCCACGCTGAACGATATTGCCCCGCCTTCAGGATTGCCGTCCCGCGTACCTTGCCCGGATTGCGCCGCCAGTATACGCCCGGATCAGTCGTTGCAGCCCACGAGCGTACCGTCAATACCCCGCTTGCATCCCGATAGACCACAAAAATCCGATCATCAAAAGCGTCCGGGGTGGTAGCCCTACGCAAACCGACGATCTGCAAGTCAAAAGGGCGGTGTCCGGGGCCAGTATCAAACACAACATGCCCCGCTACACGGATAGCCGACAAAACTTCAGCAGGGGACGCAGTATCGGTGAGCATACATCCCTGTAACCGGGCATTACTCTGGCGCAGGAGGTAACGGCCACTCATACAGCCCGTGAAACCCGATCAGCCCCACCCGCCACGGTATCCCCGTAGCTTCATCCGGGGGCAATCGTGTAGATATGATAGTCTCAACCGGCGTCCCAGAGAGGTAAACCGTGATCGGCGTTCCGGCTGGCGGGGGGCTATCCATTTTGTTCCTTCTATCGGGCATCATGCAGCCCAAGCAGGTACGGTTTTTGTCCACAAGCTGTTCAGTTTTATATGCCGCGCCACGTTCGCCGCCGACCGGTACAAGCTCACAATCAAAATGAGATCCTGTGTGACGGTCGGCATGTTGGTGTTTCGCCCAACAGATGATGCAGAATCGAAGTCGTCTATTGCGTCCTGTGCCGTTGCCCCCAGCCCGATATAGGCTAAAACGTCCGTAGCCGTAATGACAAGCCGCACCCGGTAAAAGTAGCTTGCCGTGAACGCCACACCCGTATCAATGAATGATTCGGTTGTACCATCCTTTACTGTAAGCGTCCAGTTGGCATCACCTGGGTTGCGCTTGATCATCACCCGATGCCCCGCCGGATCGTTAGAAGCAAGGGAAACCTGGCTTGTGAAGCCGATAAAGTAATGCTGGGTGCCAGTGGATATATCTGATCCTAACTGAAACATCGTGTCAATGTACGTTGTACCAGCGTCCGTTCTCCACGCGGCGGTAACATAAACGCGGCATAGGGAGCCGGATGTATTCCCGATCTGGACGCACGGAAAATCCGCCGTGGAGACGTTGGATGTATGGATCTCGCTTGATGTAAGTACACCCGCCCCGTCGTTGGTGAATGAAGTACCGTTGTTGGGTACTACAGTAGAAAACCGGGTAAAAAGCTCAATAGCTTTTGTACCGGACGGAAGCCAGTTAGCGTTCAGTGTACCATCGGCTTGTGCTTTTGGAACGGTTCCAGCAGCGGGGGTTTCACTAACGGGCTGGCTTACCAGAGTAGACCCGACCCGCTGGAGCAATTCCCCGTCTGCGATTGTCCCGGCTACCAGCGTTGTAGGGCCGGATGTTTCCCGTATCCCGCGTGCTTGCGATACTTGCCAGCTACCTCCCGACAAGGTGAGATCGCCGGGGGTGGTTGCGCTCCACGCCGATGAAGCCCGGTAGGGTATCCCGTCGCCTAACCCCGCAATTGCCACAAGATCGGCGTCCAGCGATAGCGTATTAGACGCAAGCGATAGCCCGGAACCTACCGATACACCCGCCGCTGCGCCCGTTCCGTCAAAACCTGCAAGCCGATCTCCCGTGAAGGTATGCGCGCAGGAACCCCACGATAGATTAGACAAGCTCGTATGATCACTTGCCCCGCTACCCGCCCCCGTCCGGATATTGACGGTCACGCCGGTATCGTCGGTGAGTTGGAGCTTCTTTTGGGCGACGTTCCAGCTAATCTCAACGAAACCTTCAGGGGGCTTGCCTACACGCCCGGATCTTTTGGGAATACGTCCGCTCATGGAAACACCGCCTCTGAAGTAGGGTAGACCAGCGCCGTCAAGGTAACCGTCCCGCCCGCGTAATCGGTTTCCACCTGGGTAACGACCATCCGACAATCGTTCAGCCCGTCAATAGTGCTGGTTATACGCCCTGCTACCCGATTGCAGGACGCCCGGATGAAGTCTCCAGGGGCCAAAACCGCCGCCCGCAAGCCCGCAAGCGTCAAGGTGTAGCGTTCCGGTATCCGTTGGGCCGTTTCCCAGCATCTCCCCACGATATGCTCACGGGTTGCGGTTGCCCCGGTGAACACAAGATCGCTGATATCCACTACCATACCCGGAAGGGCGGGCAAGGTAGCCGGGTTTTCTTCCCCGGTAGTAGATGAAGCCGTAACCCAGGTAGCCCCGGAAGCAGCCGACGATATAACCGCAAGGGAAGCGTATTCTTCTGAAGTATCCCCGTCCCAAAGATCGCATTGAGCCGACGTAATATCAGCATCCGTGAGGAGCATCAGATCACGCCCCGCCGATATCGCAACCGCAGACGTTCCCGTGCTTGCCCGTGTAGACATCAGCCCCGCCCGGACGGTGATCAGACCCATCCGGCAAGTCAAGTAGAAGCCTAACCGTGACAAGCAGCCCTGAAGCCAGCCCAACGGATCGTATTGACGGGCATCAAGCATAAACTCTGCAACCATCGCCGGTAAACTTTCAGTCCGATAATCCCCGCAATCCCGATGATCAATGAAGGAATCGGGCAAGCCAAAAGCCCAGGTATCCGGCAGAATATCGTACACCCCGTTGGTTCCGTTCCCGGTTGATGTAAGGATGTAACGGGCCGCGTCTATCGGGTGAGCTTCAATAAAGAACAATGAATCCACCGTGGCCCCTATCGGCGCTGCTACTCTCACCGTCCCGTGGCTGTTATCCGATGTTCCCGTGATGGTGAACGTGGTTGCTGTTGCAGACGACCATCTCAAAATGAATGGATCATCCGTACCATTATCGACTCGCAAGCCGCCGCTGATCCCCGTAGGCTTCTCAAAACCCGTGGTAGAGGCAACCACTAAAGAACCATCCCCGATAGCATACGCAGTTGTGAGGGTGTCTGTAGCAGAATAATCGGCGTACAGGGCCAAGTCTGATGCGGTTGTGGTAGGACGGCACCGTAAAGCCGACAAGAGATCACGGGCTGTAAGTGTACCACGCACGCGACCTTCACGGGTAATCTGCTCTACTTGCCCGATGAAAATCACTTCATAAGCCGTATCAGGGTCAAGTACATCCCCCGCCCGGATCTCAATATACGTCCCGCGTGTAACCGCCCGGAGCAAGCCCGATAGATCCCCGGCAAGTGCAACCGTGCAAGTACCCAACGTGCTGCTGTAGCCCCGTGGATTGAGCCCGGGGCCGGATACGCTCACCCCACGCTCTCCTATCACCGGATCGCCGTGCAGGGACATTGACGCCGCGACGTAGCCCACCACGCCCGGCGCCGTCCCAACGTCCACCACCCGTAGAATGTATTGCAGGCGGGTCGATTGCCGCGCCAGCATGGATATGAAGCCCGATGACCACATACCCCTCTGTAACCGCCCCGATGGTTAGAACCGTCGAACCTGCAAGCCCCGTGCGTAATCGGTGAAGCTCACTTGCGGATCGAAAACCATACCGGATCTACCCCCGCGCGCCGTAGCTAACCGGGCGATATCCAGCAAGGTATCCAACGACGCCTTACCCGATCCGATTATATCCGTTACGCCGCCCAACATCGCCCCGCCCCCGATAGATCCCGTCGTATCCGCCGCACCGTTGGGCTGGTTCAGCAGATGAATCATCGGATCTACTTCAAGCTCAATATCAAGGTTCCACCCGATACCATGCTCATTTGTCAGCAGCGGCCCGTCCATCGCATCAGCCGGTAGCCGTAAAGCCGGGAAGAACCTATGCCAACGGGCGATTGCGGCGAGCGGGGCATAGTCGTGATTTAGCTTGTCAGTCAAGGTGGGTTGCGTAGCCGACCATGCAGACAGATAGCCGTATTCTTCCACGCCGTAGATCGGGGCGGATTCAACAACAACTTCATCCCCCGCCGCGAGCGCCGCCGAGGATTCCCAGCCTGTAAAGGCGTTTCCTGCTGTGTAGAGGATTTGCCCGTTTGATATCCACCCGCCGGAAGGGTACAGGGCAACGGCTTTTGTGGTATCAGCGGTGAAGCCACAAGCCCCACCCCGGCGTAGATGAGACAGCAGCCCTTGAATCGCCCGGTGATCCGCTTTACCGTTAGCGGTCAACAGCGAAACCCGGTCAATCGCAATCCGAACGCGCCGACGAACACCCTGGAAGGAACGGCTAAAATGCCCGTCCCCCCCGTAAGCATCATCAACGACGGCTTTTGTGGAAGGGTCAAGCCGGGTAATCCGGGCGTTCAGGGTGATCTTCTCCAGACTTGACGCACCTTCAGGGTAGTAGTAGAACGCAGCGGACATCAGAGTTTATCCCCCTCTCGGACGGCTTGACGGATTTGACGCATCAGGGCGGCTCTATCGGATACCATGATTCCGTGAAGGTGAATATCGCGTACACTACCCCCGCGCCCGGAAGATGCAGCCGACATTGATCCACCCTTCCTCACGATCTCCTCACCTTCATGGATAACCGCTACGCCCGTTTCCCCCACGCGATCCAGCCCGGAAGCAAAACCCCGGAGCTTCCCGGCCTTATCCCCACCCCGGATCGCGTTAGCAATTGCGCCGTTCTTCTGGAAGATGCCCGTCTTTTCCTCGTTACCGAACACCTTGCCAAAAATGCCCTTGATAGCTTCCCAGATCGACGTAGCGATTGACTTGCCAAGCTCCAACCAAAACTTCGGGGACAGCAGCACCCCTACGATCTTGATCACAAGCGCGGGAAGGGTATCGATCAGGCTGAACAGAATCCCCTGAAAAGCGGACGCAATCTGGCCGATCTGCGCGGGCATGTTGGCAATCACGCCCACGACGATATCCCCTACCGCGTTTACCAGCTTGCGGACGATAGCGGGCAGGGAAGCAAGCAGATTAGGGATGATCGTTTCCACGATGCTCTGGATTGCGTCTACCAGATAGCCCGGAAGCGCCTTTAGACCCGCCGTGAAGTCCGTAAGCGTCGTCTGAATCTCGGTCAAAAGCCCGCCGCCCTTACCGATATCCCCAACAGCAGTCACCCCGGCAAGCACGGTAGATCCAACAGGCCCGGTTGCTGCTGCTAACCCTTGCAGGGAGCTTGCCGCCGTGATCGTATTAGACGCTTGCGTGACCTTGATAGACCGGTTCATCGCTTGCGTAAGGGCGTCAAAATCTACCGCGTCAAACGCCCCTTGCAAGGCTTCCGCGTCAACTTGCAGCTTCAGGGCATCAGCTTCCAGCCCGCCTAACGCCGATACCGCTTTTGCCTGCATTGCTTGATCAGCCTTGCGCGCCTTTTCAGCTTCCGCCGCCTTTTTCAACGCTTCTGCTGAACCTTTTGCCGCTTCCTTCTCACGTTCCAGGGCCGCTGTACGGGCGGTGATCTGGCCCGTCAATGCCCGTCCAGACGCTTCATATTCCGATAGAGCATCAGCAAGCCCGGTATACCCGATAGCTGCATTGACCGTCGCCGTTGCGTTGTCCTTCAGTTGTCCGATACTCTCACTTATCGTCGCGTTCAACGCCGTAAAGCCGATAGCGGGCAAGCCCACGATCTCCGAAAGTTTACCCAACGCGGCGATAACTACCTGAAACGCCCGGACGGGAAGCAGGATGGATTCATACAATACATCAACAAATAGCCGGGAAAGCGATTGAATGATCGGCCCGCCTTTTGCAAACCCCTGGAAAGCCTTTACCGCCGCAATCCCCATTCCGACAAGGGTATCCGCGACCTTGCCGACAACCGGGGCAAGATTGTCTGCTAATACCACTACAGCCGCCATCGCAAGTAGCCGCAGGGAATCCAACGACGCCACGGCCCGATCCATTGACGCTTGTGAGGCGGGATCTACCTCAATCTTCAGCGGGGCAATACCCTGAAAATCGGCAAGGGCTTCCTGAGCTTGCTTCCCGTAAAACACCACGGCACCAGCACCCGCGATCAGCCCCGCCGTAACGACTGCTGCTGCTGCTCCTAACGCCGCGACCCCTACCGCCGCCCCGCCCAACCCGCCTGCTACACCCGCTGCTGCACCACCGAGCGACTTCATGCCCCCGGTAAGCCCGGTAACCATACGGGATAGGGCCGGAAACCGATTGCTGGTATCACCCAACGCGGCTTGCATCTTGTCGAAAGCGGATCGTTGCGCGGTTACCCAGCCCGTGATCCGTGATTGCACCCCTTGACCGGCGGCGGATACGCGATCCAGGGAGGTATTCAGCTTGCCCGCGACCGTATCAGCAGCCTTCAGCGCGGGCGTCAAGCCGTCCCGAACCCGTAAGAGTACGTCTATGGTCGCCATTCAGCCCTCCTGTACTTCACTATAGCCGCTAAAAACTGCCGATCACGACTACGGGGCGGGCTTTTAGCTTCACCGCCTGCAACGCTCTTTTCTTCATCACGGCTTCCCACGCTACCCGGTTGATTCCGAACCGTTCCGGGGATCTATCCAAAAGCTCATCAGCCGTCACGCCGTAAAAAGCCGCCATCTCCCCTACTATCGTCGCAAGATCCTCCTCAACCGCGAAAGCTGGCAATACGCTCTGCTGCGCCCTCCCCGCCGAAGCTGGTTTGACGGATGATCTGCGCCAGATACGCAATTGCACCGGGGGGAAGCAGATCAAGCCCTACCTGCACCACTTCATCCGGGCTACCCGCAACCAGATCGGCGGAATCATCAGCGGGCGGAAGGATCAGCTTCACCTTCTGCACGTCCGGTTCCCCTTCCGCCTGAATTGCCACCACCGCCTGCATCACGCAAGCCTGATTGAAGTCCTCTGAACGGCGGACGATATCCGTGTTTTGGCTGATCTGGATCAGGTGTCGCAGGGCTTGTACTTCAATCGCCCGCTTTTCTTCTGCTGATTCCGCTTGCCCCGCCTGTTGCCGCAACATGATATCCGCAGCGTTCGGGGGCATCACCGCGCCGAGAAACGCCCGATGTTCGCAGAGCATATCCAGGGCCACAATCGGGCGGATATGGAAGATCATCCCGTCGTAAGGGATCTTCAGGATGTTCTTTGCCTTCAGCTTCGCGCGGATATCGAGCATCAATCACTCTCCTGATTGCCCTATAACCGCCTGCCCGGTGATCACCGATGGATCTACCGGGCAGGAAATCGATTTCCGGGGTGAAATCAAGCGGTGCGGTTGCTTGCCGATCCGTTAGTAAGGCTGATTGCAAGCCCATCATTGGTATCGTTCCCCAGCCCGCGCCACGTTACGGTCTGCTTGATCACGCCCGGATCAGAGATCGGATCTTCATAGGATACCATGCAAGCGTTATGCAGGGTGATCGCCAGCGTGCGTGTACCGTCCGTGATCGAAACGGTAACGTCGCCGCGTGTATCCGCCAGATGCGCCGCGTACAGAGCATCAGACCGCGATACGAACTCCGCTGTCAGCGTGATCTCTTGGAAGTCCTCACGTTCTGGCGCGGAAGTATAGAGGCTACCCAACTCAGGCAAGCGGGCGATCTTGGTATCGATCTTCAGCGATAGGGACGACGGCTTGTAGCTACCAGAATCGAACCCGATAGCCCCGCAATCCGCATGCGAGATGTAGTAGGGGGTTGCCAGAGCGGGCGGGGTATCACCAGCACGCGCACCGTAGCCCATTCCGATGAAGTCAACCTTGACCTCCATCAGCGCGCCCGTTGCCAGCGATAGCTCCATAGAAGCAATATGCAGCCCGTAGAATTCCTCATCCCCTTGCCCGCCGATACCACGCTCTACCGCCCCGGACAGCGACAGCCCCGCCGTGCCGAGCGTGTAGGCGTGAACGTAGGGGCCAGAACCCGACGTGCTTACGGAACCCATCACCGCTTCCAGCAGCAGTCCAAGCCCGTTCCCCTGATACGCACCGATGAGGGTAACTTCCCCGCCTACCTCAATGCCCGTGGTGAACATCTCAGCCGCGTTGGTAGATCCCGCCGATGGAACCAGATGAGGAACCCGATCACTGTTCCGTTTCGCCGCAAGCGACGTAGAACGGGGGCGGACGGTAGCGGATCTTGCGACCTCGGTACCCGCCGTGGATTCAACGCCGAAACTTACCTTGCTTCCAACGCCCTTCTGTGGCATCTCTACCTCACTCTACCGGGTTGCGAACCTTTATGATTGCCCGTGCCTGAAGCGTCTGCGCCGTCAGATCGGGAGGGATACGGGTATTCACAGTACAGATAACCGTGTAATCGGTGCCGGTTGTTCCCGCCCCGACAAGAACCTGCACAAAACGACCATGCACGATTTTCGGGGATGTAGCCGTGATCATGCCCGCTTGTGAGGCCGTAGCCAACTGTACATCATACGCTACGGAATAAACCTCCTCAAACTGGAAGTATCCATCAGCGGGCGTGATACGGGCTTGCAAACGCGGCCCAAAGTCAAACCAGACCCATACGCTCTCTGAGGTGGTTTTTGAGATAACGTCGCGGGGTTGAGTCTCACCGGGGCGTTCAGGGATGCTTTTTGTGGCGGTTCCCGGCTGGCCCAGGTAGATATACCCGGTTTTGCTCGCCGCATAGACGAATACAGCCGCCCCGGAAGCAGCACCGCTCATCCCGTAATACAGCCAAACTTGACAAACTTTCGCTTCTGCGGGCGTAAAGTCGTCAATCTGAATGTACCCAGCCCGGTTTGCCTTGCTGAAGCTGGCGAGTTTGTAGTTGAGCAGCGTAACTCCATCGGCGGCGGCTACCCGCAACTCGTTACCAGATGAATCAATCGTATCCCAAAACGCTGTAAACGTATCGGGGATGAGGATCTGAACGTCCCCCGCTGATGCTGAAGCCGTGGAGTCAATCGTGATGGAAACGCGGTAGGTCGGAACTATCCCACTGAATCTTCCCCAACTCATATTCCCTCCCCAAGATCCGCAAAATAGATGCACTCAATAGCAAAAGCGGCGGTTGCTGGCCCTGTTCCCGTTCCGTCAATCAGCCCGGATGTAACGGTACGGGGTGGAACGCGCAGCAATCCCCGCAACGTGGTATCGGCTTCAATCGCGGCAAGGCAAGCGTCCAGCAGATCCAGTACAGCATCTTCCCGCGTACCGTATTCATCACTCTCTGAACCCGCCCGGATTACCACTTGCACCTGAACCGTCCGGGTCATCGCACCTAAATCGGGGCCGTAGGAAGAATCAATGCCCGCTACCCGCAACCACGCAAGCGGCGGTGATCCTTCCACCCCGGAACCCGTAGGATCGCCGCGCCGTACCCGTTCCGTGGACAAGCCCGATACGCCCGCAAGCACGGTAGCGATACGGGCAACGGTGGTAGAGGCGGTATTGCTCACTTCAGTAGACCCTTCATAAGCTCCTCTAACCGCCCGCGCAGGTAATCCGGGGCTTTATCCATAGCGGGACGTAGGAACGGACGGGCGGGGATCTTCACCTTGCGGACGGTAGCCCACTTGCCGCCCCTCCCCTGAAACCGGAGAAATCGATTTCCGTGAATCGTCCCGCCGTATTCCTGTATACCCGCGTATTTAGCCGTGGCTTGCAGGCGGAAGGATAGATCGTCCTGTACGTCGGCAAGAATCGACCGTGCCAGATTGCCCGTTTTGCGCGGGGCAAGCTCATGGGCTGTTTCCTGCGCGTATTTAGCCGTCAATGCAACGGCCCTACCCACGGCGGAATCACGCCCGGTCAACGTGTTTACGCGCTTCTGGAAGTCCTCTAACGTCAAGCGCCCACCCCGAAAACCGCTGGTAGCATGAAGGGGCGCAAGATCCGGCGGACTACGGGGCTTACGTCCTCGTCACGGAACGTCGATTGCGTACCCCCCGCCGCTGTTTCCGACAAAACCCCCGCCCGCTTGCGTAGATCATAGGCGGTTCTCACCATCATCCGGCAAGCCAGCTTCATATCGTCGGGAATGGTTGCATAGCCCGCTGTGAATACCGCTTTGACGGCCCTCTTGCTTCCTACCGACCATGAATGAGTACCGTTGGCCGTAGTAGCAACCAGCCCTGCATCCCCATCAAGCAGCGTGTAGTCCGACGAATCAACCAGCGTAGCCGCCGCGTATTCCCGGCTGATATCGTCGTGGATCGTCGTGATGGATACTACCGGCGTAACGTCCAGAATCAGATCCTCTGAATCGTCCGGGGTGAGGTAGCGCGTATAGCTGATATCCTCCACGGTGGGGGTTTTGCCCGGATAGCCGCAATACCGGGCGATCCATACTGAAGCCGCGTCAACCAGTACGCCGATCACGGTATCTTCTGTGCTGGAAGATGCGTTCAGCCCTGGTAATACCTGCTTTGCTTCTGCAACCGTGATGATCGCCATTTTACGCCCTCTACATCCCCCTATAACCGAAAAGCCGGGGTGTTTAGCCCCGGCTTCCCGTTCATCTACCGTCTACTGCGGGATCAGGCCGCGCGCATCTCGGAACAACGCGCCACGATCTGATGGTTGTACGCGGGGCCGGTTCCCTGCTTGGCTACCGTAACCGCGAGACAACCCCCGGCGGCGATCTCCAGCTTGGTTCCACTCTCAACCAGCGAAACCACCTTCTGAGTACCGGCTGCAAGGGCGGAACCCCCGGAGCTATTGGTGGTGTGCGTACCCAGGGTGGTTGCCCCGTTCGCAATCGTGGTGGTGATGTAGTTGGAAGCGTGAGTCGCAACGGCGGTCTTGGGGAGGATGGTCACTTCCTCAACCTTGACGGAGAAGGAATAGGGGTTGTAGAGATACCCCGTATCCGTGCTATCGGAACCAGAAACGCCACAATGAAGAAACATCAGCATGGAAACTCCTGAAGGTGAGGGTGAGGATCAGAGCCAGTTGTAGCCGTAGCGGACAACAGCAGCGGAAGCCCCGGAGCAGGTAGCCATAGAGCGACGGAGGGTGGCAACAAGGGCGTAAGACCCGTTGGCAACTTCCTTCTCCATCTCCACCAGGGAAGCACGGCGCTGGTAGTGCTTGAACTCGCTACGAGACACCGCGATCACTCCAGACTTGGCACCGGAACCCGTGTACAGACCGGAAGCCGCCAGATCCGCCGACATCCACCGCGACACAACCACCGGAACGCCCGCGATCTGCGCCACTTGACCACGGAGAAGGGTAGCTGCAACGCCCGCCTTGTCCACCGTGAGCATGTTGGTATCGGTGAGGATCTTCTTGAAGAACACTTCCGGGGAGACGATCAGCACGGCATCTTCAACGCCGCGCTCACCCAGCCCACCCATAAGCTCCTCCATGATCTTCGCCACGGTCTGCCCGGAAGCCTGATCTACGGTGCAGGAGCGGTCGGCAGCCAGCGCGCGGAAGCCGATGAAGCCTCTGCGGTGATCGGCGGAAGAACCCAGCCCGGATGCACCCCAACGCGACCGGATGTTCCAGCTTGCGATTGCGTCCTGATGAGTAGCCGCCGAATCCCCGTTGATCATCGCATCTTCATACGCATCACGTACACCACGGGAGAGGCGGCGGTTCAATTCAGGAAGCATAGCGAAGATGCTGTCCTCAACCACGCTGTCGTCAACCCGGACAAGCGCCGCGAAACCCTGGGGGGTGATCGTGGTGGAGCTTGAGGTGGGGGTGGAACCCGTGTAGTTGGCCGGATTGTCGGAAGTAACCTTGCCCTTCAGATAGGGACGGATGTTGTCCGTGATGCCGGGGATGATCAGCGCGCCAGCCGCCGGAACATCGACAATCGGGAACAGGGCATCAATACCCGCCGGGGCGAAGTATTCCTCATAAAGCTCGGTGCTGTAGGCGTCGGGAACCCACTCTGCGCCGGAACCAGCCGAGTCACTGATCGCGCGCTCAACCGCATCACGCATCTTGCCGGTAGCGCGGGAACAATGCTCAATGATCCGCCCGTCCAGAACGGGGGACGAGGTATTGCCCGTGAGCTTGCGGTAGACGTGACGTGCCGAGGTGAGCCGCAGAAGATCCGCATGCCACTGATCCGCCGGGGCTGAATCGAACAGACCCTTTGTCTCGGTATGGACGGGCTGCTTTGCGAACGTGGTAACCACCTTCTCACTACGGATACGGATGGAACCATCGGCCTTGACGAACCGGGTCACGTCCGTCCCGTCCGGTTGCTTCTCGGCGGCGGGCTTCTCGGTACGCTCCAGAAGCGCCTGGAACTTGCGGGTCAGATCGGCGGTAGCGCGTTCCTGTGCATCAGCCTTGCCGGAAAGCTCAGCCAGTGTAGCCTTGCTCTCCCCGACGAAAGCCTGAAACTCGGTTGCGTTGGTAACAGCGGGCATCTCTATTCTCCCTTGAAGTAAAGGTGAGCGAACGGATCAGCGGGGGGAGTCGGTTGAATCAGCCCACGCAGGAACGGATCAAGCCCGTCTGTATCCTCTGTAACCGGGGTGATCGGGGGTGTACAGGATTTTTGTACTTCATCCTGTTCCTCTTTGAGCGTGTCGATAAGGGTACGGATACGCGGCCACCCCAATTGCCCGATCACTCCCCACTTCAGCCACGCTACTACGCCGCCGATGTTTGATATCGTCGGTACTTCTGGAGAATCCCCTACAAAAGCATCCCCGTCCGCAAAATGCCTTGCCGCCCACGCTTCCCGTTCACCGATCCATTCAAGTACATCGGCGTCACGGTTCCCCTCACGGAAGCGGCTCCATAGCTCAAAAGCCTCATTACCCCGCTCCATCCCGCCCGCTGTCCAGATATCGGGGTAATCCGCCTTGATTGCCCGGACGTAAGCGATAGGGGGTTGACTGTACTCACTATCCGCAAGATCGGGGGCGGAATCATCAAGGGCGCGGCGGATCGTCACGGCTTCTGCGTTGGCCGGAACGACGACCACGCTGATCTCCAGAAGGGTATTATCCCGGTAGAGATAGCCGCGTTGACCGTAGAAGGGGTGCGTTTTCGGAAGGGCGTCCCGGTACGTCGCGCTTGCAGACTTCATCCCTACGCTTACCGCACTCAGATGCCCTTCTACCACCTTTTGCGCGATCTCCTGGGAAAACGGCGTAGATCCCCACTCAACTTCCACGACCAGTTGCCCGCCCTCCACGGAAATCGATTTCGCGCGACCGACGTTCTTCTCTGCTCTCCAATCGTGGTCTACCTGAATCACGGGATTAGCCAGATATTCCGCCAGCTTCCACGATTCTTGGTCTACTACATCCCCGTAGCGATCCACGCCCGAAGTAGACGCTATGAACCACGCCCGTTCCAGGGTGGGGGCGCGGGAGGTTTTACCACCCCCTCTCTTACAGATCACGCTCATGTTTCGATCCTCCCTTGATGGTCTATAACCGGGGCTTGCTTGCGGTAAGCGGCCCGTCTGCAAGTCCCTCATAGGCGGCGGCTAACGCGGGATCAGCCCCCAACTCTACCCAGGATTTTACACGGGACAATTGCGCGGTTCTTGCGTCCTGTAGCGCCGCAACGCCCGCGTAATCGTGGACTACCTCATAGGACATATCAAAACGGGTGGCGATTTTGGTGAGTGCCGCGTCAATCATACGGGACAGGGATTGCAGATGAGTCCAGTAGATCAGGGATTGCTGTTGGGCGGTTGCGTAGTTAGCGGTAGGCAAGCCCACTCTTGAAGGGGGGACGCCGAACGCCGCAAGTACCGCGTCACGGGTCATCGTCCGCTGATTAGAGAATTCCATATCGCGCGGGGTGAGGTTAGGAAACACCACGGTCATCTCACCCGGAAGCACCATAGCGTTCCGACCATCTGCAACCAGACGATCATAGCTTGCGGCGACCCCCTGCTGTTGTGCCGGGGTAAGCATGGAGTTTTCCGCCGGAGAGAAGATCGCGGAAGGGCGTCCGGTTGCGGCGGTTCTTGCGGTGAGCTTTGTTGCGGCGGATTCAGCAGAGAGATCCACCGATAGCGCGCGGATCAGCCCTTCACCCAAAAGCCCTTGCTGACCGGGTTCCCACGCGGCAAGCCGGATATGAATCACGCGATCAGGATCGTAGCCGAGTCGCGTACCATCTTGGCACATGAAGTCGTAACTCACTGGCTCACCATAGCGGCCCGGTACGACGAAAACCCGTTCAGGGTGCAGAATCACCAGCGAGGAAGGGGCGAGCTTGTCCAGACCGACGATCAGGATATAAGCGTTACCCGCAAGCAGAAGGTGAGTTATCAGCGTTTGACGCCACTCTTGCCCGGATTGATGCGACGTAGGGCTTGCAAACAGCTTCATAAGCTCTGGCGCTTCAATCCGCTTGCGATTCACCCCACTTCCCCGATACACCGCCAGCGGAAGTCCAGCTAAATCCTGCGATATGCAATCCGTACAGGCGCGCACCCACGGGAATACCGCAAAAGCCGCCATGCTGGTATGCGCGGAATAGCTGGGAAACACGGGTACGCCCGATACCGCCCCAACCGCCGGGGGTGTTACGGGCGTTGAAACGGGGCTTGCATATCCAAACGCGCGTCTAACGGCTTGCCACATTTATACGCCCTCCATCCCCCTATAACCAGCGATTAGGTCGGGATACGCTTGAAGCAGGTAGCGTAGAGCGTCTATCGCATGATCGCCGTTATCCCCCTTTACCAGCCCGCGTCTACCCACCATCGTCTGTTTACCCCCGTCCTTCCACGCAAGATTCTCAATCTCCCTGATCAGGTTTACGCAACAGTCGTGTATTACCAGCCGGGGTGGTCTACCTACGTCCGACGATAAAAGATCGTAGAGTTGCCCGATTCCCTTCAGGATGGAACCTTCCCCCTTTTTGCTACCTACCGTTGCTATGCCCGCTTCCGCCATCGTATATCGGGAATCCGTACCTGAACTATCTGCAACCCCGTCGTATTCACCCCCTCCTGCTTCCCGTAGAGCTTTACAGAGGGGTATTGCGCGGGTAGTGGTCAAGCCACGTTGATATAGCTCACTGAAAATATGCAACGTCCCGTCCCCTGATGGATCAAGGGCGGATAGCAATTGCACCCACGGATCACGGAAGCCAAAATCGTAACCAGCCGCCCGTTGCCACTCTATCGGCGGGGTGAACGACGTTATAACGTGGATATCCCGCCGGAAGTTATCGAAAACGGCTCCTTCCGCCTGTTGCCACTGTCCCCTTGCGCGTGCAGCCCGTTCGGAAGCAGATACCGACGATAGTACCAGGGCTAAATGAGTAGGGTCAACGTAGGGGTTGTCCTCGCCCCAAATCTCCCTTACCATCACTTCCGGGCGTAAATCTCGGACGTACTTTTCCCAGACCCACGTCAACCCCTTCAGACCGGGCGTGAAGGTGATCAGTCCATGCCCGCGCTGATCCACAACGCGCATCATCCCTTCCGTCCATGCTGCGCTATCCGGGGGTTCTTCATCGGCCCAGAGCAACCGGATGGAGTCCCCTTGAAACGCGCCCCGTCCCTGATCCCAGCTTTTGCAGACGATGATCCCGCCGCCGGGTAATATCGCTTCTGCTTCATTATCCGCGTTCCAGTTACGGAAGCGCGTACCGGTAGGGAGGTATTTAGCTAACTTCTCACGGATATATCTACGGCTATCGGCAAAAGTCAAGGAAGCCGACCATACGCGACCCGGATTGCGGGGGATGCAGGTGATATCCAGCCGGTTCCTACACGCCCACGCTTGAACGTCTGGATTATCCCTACCCATCGCAAAAGCTACGGCTATCTGCGCGCCTACTTCCGTCTTACCCGCCCGGTTACCTCCACTGATCAGGGCAACCAACGGGGCGGCGCGTAGGATATCAGCTACGGAACGACGTTGGCTGGTACGGGGAGCAGGGCGATCCCACAGCGTTGCATACCTCAACGGGTGCAAGGCGCGGCGGTATAGGATTACTTGTGATGCTTCTGCGGCGGCAAGTAGCTCATCACGGGATGGAGGGGGCATATCCTCTTATAGCTCGATACCGGCGGCAAGCAGGAGGGATTCTGCTTCCTGCATAGCTTCAGCCGGAAACCGATTGCGCGTCGTCTGGATCGGTTGCTCATACAGCCGTACCCTAACAGAGCAATAGAATACCCGCCCGTCCGTGCATAACGTAGCGCGGGGATGCTGATCCTGATCGGTGAGGGTGAGCAAGCCGTCGCTATACGCCCAAAAGCCCTGGATCATGCTTCACGGGGGGAAGTCACGCGGGCGATAATACCGAGTAGCTCCTCATCCGTTTTTGAGGCAAGGGGCGTAGCGGGGGGGATCGGTTCACCGACGCCGCCTCTTGATAGGATCTCACGGGAAGCGGCTACTTTTGCGGCTGCACTACTATCGGCACTCTCCATCACGGATTGAAGGGTGCTAACCGCCGTATCCATCAGCGTTTCCAGCCTCAATCGCGCCCGGAGTCGGCTTCTATCCCGTGCTTCCTCTACCAGCGCCGAAACACCGGGATGCAGGGATAACGTCCGGGTTTCGGCTTCATCCCAGCCCTGTTGTAGCGCGATACTCTCTATGGTTTCGCCAGCTACGAGGAACGCAACCAGTGTGGCTACATCCGGCGTTCCCACTACTTACTCCCCTTGTACGCGGCCTGAAGATCGGTCAAGCAACTCGCAGCGCCCCGGATACCCCCGTAAGCAACGAGGAACAAAACGGCCCCGCCACCAAACAGGCGCAAGAACTCCAAAAGATGCTCCAGAACGGGCCAAAACGTGATGATCATGTAGACGGGCGTTACCAGCATCCCGACCATCGCCACGATCAGGTTCAGCCCCAGCAGTACGGTATTGACGACGATATCCAGGGTGCGGGTCATGGTGATCTCCAGGGGGGCGTTCAGGGTGGATAGCAATCGATTTCCGGGTACTTCAGGCGTGATACGGATTCCACTTCCGGGCGTTCTCTGTACCTTTCAGCAGCTTCCGGGCGGTAGGGACGACCCGCTTATCCGTCGCGGGAAGGTGAGGGAGTACGTTCTTGCAGAATCGCTGAATGTTGGAAGCGACCAACCATGCTTCAGACGGTTCCGGGGTATACAGCGCCTTGATCAGACTGAACAGCGACATGGTGAGTGTAGCATAATCGGCCCCGTCTGTAATCCACTTCAGATGCCGAATCTCACGGCTTGTCTCCTCCAAACGGAACCCCAAACCGAGGTGAATCCCCTTGATGTTGCTGGCGTGTTCACCGAGCGCGTGCATGTAATCGGCAAGCTGATTGACGAACGATTTTTCAATCAATCCGGCTTCCTTCTCATTGAGATCCTTGCTCGCTGCTGGCTTACCGCTGTAGGTATCAACGTAATCTTGCAGGGTCACGGGCTTGTCGGCAGGCATCTTCTCTCTCCTCTTATATATGAGGTAACGTATCCCCCCGAAACGCGCAAGTTTTCATTCTATGGAGATGAAGATAAGCCCAATGAGAACAGCCCGATTCCGATTGCGTCCAGCAGATCGTTCAGGCGGGCTTTAGGGACACGTTGCGACTGTACTTGCTCCTGCACCCACCCCGCCCAGCCTCGCTCCTCCAGACGCTTCCAGAGGCTTGTATGGTGGGTATCTTTTGGAACCCGCCCCTTCCATTCACGCGGTAGGACGGTTGTAGAGGGGCCGTGGTGACTCATGGTGAGGCAAGCGGCGATACTCTGTAGTTGGAGCAGGATCGCGGGATTTACCGGGCTACTGCGGTACACCTGCGGGGTTTCCACGATCAGGCGGGTATCGGGGGGAACAGCCCACGCCGCAACGGTCAAGGTAGCAAGCCCCTTCCATGCAGTGGGGGTGTATCGATCAGCGGGGATCTTCACGGGTGACGGCGTGTATCCCACGGCGACCAGCGTAGGGGTGCTATCCCAGCAAGCCCACGCTATCCCGTGCATCCCAACGTCCGCTGATACCAACCACGGCTTGTTCATGCTCTCCTATAACACGGGACTATTGCACTTCCGTCCCGTTCCGCGCCACCATGATCCGCGCCACCAGCTTGTCTGCAAGCTCCTCCAACATCCCCTTGCATGCGTCCTCATATCCAGCCCGGTATGCTTCCTCCACGGCTTGATCGGGCTTCATCAGCAGATCCTTTTCCTTCCGGGGGTTAGCCACCCGGTATGCCACCATCCGGGCCTTTTCCTTTTCGGGGTTAGCCGCACGATAGGCCGCTGATTTTGCATTGTGGCACTCTCTACAGTAGACGTTCAGCCCGTCCCGCTTGTAGGCGTCCTTCCCGAACGCGCTTACGGGCTTTTCGATCTTGCAGCATCTACAGGTCTTTGTGGCGACGATCATCTTCTCACTCTCCTGCCTACCTGATAACCTACTCCCTGATAGCACGCAACCCGTCGCGCCCGGTATCTGTATCATCGCCGCCCCTGTGAAGGATCGGGGGCTGAACAAGCGCATACCTTCACACGATAAGGCAGGTTCAAGCTCCATGTGATAGAAGCCCCCCCCGTGACAGAAGGTTTGGGGCCAGCCGCCTATAGCATATATAGACTACGGCTCTATACAGCATATCCATACCTCCTCTCCTTAGACTCTTTAGATTATTCTTTCACTTT